CGCCTCTGGTGGCGTGACCATCCCGTCCACCGACTACCTGCTGGAGCCCAACCAGTACGGTCCGCCGTTCAACCGGATCGAGATCAACCTCGGGGCCTCCGCCTCGTTCGGCGGCGGCGACACCCACCAGCGGGACGTGCAGGCCACCGGCGTATGGGCAGGCTGCCCCGTCACCGAGTCCACCCTGGGCGCCACCGTCGAGGCCCTCGACGCCACAGAGACCGGCATCGACGTGGACGCCGCAACGTCCGCAACGGTAGGCGTCGGATCGATCCTCCGCATCGACTCCGAACGCGTCATCGTCACCGAGCGGACGCAGCTCAGCACCGGGCAAACCCTCGGCAACGCGCTTACGAACCTCAACAGCGCCACCGCCATCACCGTGCAGAACGGAACGGCGTTCGCACCCGGCGAGGTGATCCTCATCGACGCCGAGAAGATGCGCGTCGACGACATCGCCGGCAACACCCTTGTCGTGACCCGGCCGTGGGACGGGACGACGATTGCCGCCCACAGCATCGGCGCGACCATCTACGCGCCCCGCACCCTGACCGTCACCCGCGGCGCCCTCGGCACCACCGCCGCCACACACGGCTCCGCCACGGCCGTCCATCGCTTCGACCCGCCCGGCCCGGTCCGGCAACTCGTCGTAGCCGAAGCCCTCAACAGCCTCCTGCAAGGACGCTCCGGATACGCGCGCACCGCGGGCGCCGGCGAGAACGAACGCGAAGTGACTGGGCGCGGCCTCAAGGATTTGCGCGATCGGGTGTACGCCTCCCACGGGCGCAAGGCCCGGATGAGGAGCGTGTGATGCGACTCGACGTCTCCACCACCGGCCGCGGCCCGATGTTCGACGGACGCGCCCTTGGCGTCCTCAACCGCTACGTCGACCACCTGGAACACCAACTCGCCGAGGACGGCCGCACCATCCTCCTCGACGAACTCAACCGCGTCCTCAAGACACAGACCCCGTACTACGCAACGCGGATCGAGGTCATCGAGCGCAACAAGATCTGGGACAACCGCGTGGTCTACGGCCCGTGGCTGGCCGGGATCGGGTCGCGGAACTACCCGGTGACGAAGTTCAAGGGCTACGACCACTGGATCGTCACCCGGGACAAGCTCAACGCCCGTAAGCGCGGCATCGGCGAACGCCTGCTGCGCCGGTACACGGGACGGATGTGATCGCCGTGGACCTCGACCTCATCGCCTACCGCAGCGCCGTCATGTCGCACGCTCAAGGCCTCGGCGTGTTCGAGAACGTCCTCGACCACGAGCCCGTGTCCGCGCCCGGCAGCGGGCTGATCTACGCGGTGTGGGTTTCTGACGTCGTCCCGATCCCCGAACTCTCCGGCCTGTCCTCGGTGTCGGTGCGGCTGGAGTTGAACGGGCGCGTGTTCATGCCCGCCGACACGGAGCCGCAGGGCGATGTGGACATTGCGGTGACCGGGGCCGTGAACGGGCTGATGAACGCGTATGCAGGCGACTTCGAGTTGGGCGGCACCGTCGCGGCAGTGGACCTGCTGGGCATGTACGGCGAGAAGCTGCGCGCGAAGTTCGGCTACACGCGCCTCGACTCGACGACGTACCGGGCGGCCACCCTCACCATCCCCCTGATCATCAACGACGTCTGGAACGAGGTGGCATAGATGGCGAAACAGAGCGGCCTCGGGCAGCGGTTCTTCCTCGGCGGCTACAACCTCAGTGGCGACACTGGCGCGGGCAATGAGATCGGCGGCGGCCTCGCCGGAACGCAGGACGTCACCGGCATCGACAAGTCCGCCTACGAACGGATCGGCCAGCAACGCGACGGCCGCCTGTCGTGGACCAGCTTCTTCAACACGGAGCGGGCCACCGACAACCCGGGCGTCACGACGGACCACTCACACGCCGTCCTGTCCACGCTGCCCACCACGGACCGGCACATGATGTGGTGCACCGGCACCAGCATCGGGTCGCCGGCTGCGTGCATGGTGGGGAAGCAGATCGACTACAACCCGTCCCGTGCGCAGGACGGTTCGCTGACGGTGTCCGTGTCGGCGCAGGCGAACGGGTTCGGGCTGGAGTGGGGGGACCTGCTGACGGCGGGGATCCGCACGGACACGGCGGCGACGAACGGTTCGTCGCTGGATCTGGGGACGGGGTCTAAGGCGTTCGGTCTTCAGGCGTACCTGCATGTGTTCGCGTTCACGGGCACGTCGGCGACGGTGAAGTTGCAGGAGTCGTCGGACAACGGCGGCGCGGATGCGTGGGCGGATGTGACCGGCGGCGGGTTCACCGCGGCGACGGGGATCACGGCGGAGCGGATTCAGACGGGTCGCACGCAGACGGTGGAGCGGTACCTGCGGGTGGTGACGACGGGCACGTTCTCGAATGTGCAGTTCGCGGTGGCTGTGATCCGTAACGACTCGGCGACGATCTTCTAAGGGGGGACTGTGAAGACCTGCATCAAGTGCCACAGGACCCAGCCTGCGGACGAGTTCTACAAGGGCGGCACCGCCCGAGATGGCCGCTTCACCGAGTGCAAGACCTGCAACCGGGAGCGAGCACGGCAGTGGCAGCGCGCCAAAAGAGCAGCAGACCCCGACTACGCGACCAACATCGCGTTGAAAACGAAGTACGGCATTACGTTGGCGCGGTATGAGGCCATGCTGCGCGAGCAGGGTGGCGGCTGCGCCATATGCGGGGCAACACAGCCCGGTGGGCGTGGGCGCCGGTTCCACGTGGACCACGACCACTCCTGCTGCCCCGGCCAGAAATCGTGCGGCGAATGCGTGCGCGCCTTGCTGTGCCATGGCTGCAACGTCGGAATCGGTTCCCTAGGCGAGAACCCTGACCGCCTGCTCGCGGCCGCCGCCTACCTGTTGTCCCGCCAAGACGTGCTCAGAGGGGTGGTGTTCTAAATGGGTGAGCCGTTCCGTCTCCAGCCGCAGGGGCCGAGGGAGGCGTATCAGACGTTCAGTGTCCGCTCGCGGTCGGACCGGGTGGTCCGCACCGTGTGCGAGCAGGTCGCCTGCCCGGCGTGGCGGGACGGCTGGGAATCCACGATCGACGAGCGCACGGACCTGGGGAAGGCGCAGGCCGCGTACATCCGCACGCGGTCGGGGCGCACGTTCCGCGAGATGCGCACCGAGGCCGGGCTGACGGTGTTCCGGTTCGACTCGGGGCAGCGCTGTTTCGCCGAGCATCAGACCCGCCCTGAGCTGTACGTCGTCCGTGACGGGGACTTCCGGGGCAATCCGACTGGGCGTCGCCGTGTGCACTCGCGGGCGGCGGACTGGGTGGAGCACATGCAGGAAGAGTTCGGCCGGTTCGACGAGGACCGCCGCCGGGGTTAGCCCCGAACCAGACAGAAGGGTGTGAATCATGGCAAAGCAGAACGGCCTCGGCTGGACGAACCTGACCGTTGACGACTCAGCGGGCACCGGGCGTGAACTCCGCAACGACGTCACGAACCTCGACTGGTCCATGCCGCGTGGCGTGCAGGACGTGACCGGTCTGGACAAGTCGGCGATCGAGCGGATCCTGCTGCTCGCGGACTTCTCCGGCACGATGAACGGCCCGTTCAACCCGACCGCCACGACGTCCTCCCACGCAGTCCTCAAGACCGTCGGCTCGACGTCGGTGAACCGGACGATCGCGATCGTGATCGCCGCGCAGACCCTGACCAACGAGTGCCTCATCACCGACTACGCGCAGACCCGCGCACAGTCCGGCGAGTTCACGTGGTCGGCTCCGTTCTCCCTCGCCGACGGCGCCGTCCCGACCTGGTCCTGACCTCTCCCCGCTGACCGATTGGAGGTGCGGCCGTGGGATTCCGCGAGCCCGAAAGCACCATCACCATCCGCTTCGCCGAAGGCCACCGATACCACGGCCTCGAAGCGGTCTGCCGCAGCACCAGCATCGAGGACTACGCCACCATGTTCGGCTGGGACGGCGAGCCGGAGGGCGACGGCGTCACGATCAAGCGGTTCTACGAGGCGCTGATCAGCTGGAATCTCACCGACCACAACGACCAGCCCATTCCCGTCTCGGCCGCCCCTGGCCGTGACCAGAAGCTGATGCGCGCGCTCAGCATGGCGTGGGTCAAGGGGCTCGTGGAGGTCCGCGGCGACGACCCTTTGCCCGAAAGCTCCAGCTCTGGAGAGACCTCCCCGGCGCCAGCAATTCCGATGGCTCCGTTGTCGGAGAGCCAGGCGAGCTGACGTTCGCACGCCAGATCCTCGGCCTGCTCCGCCGGTTCCCCGGCTACACCCTCACCACCCTGCTGCAAGAGGACGTCCGCCTGCTGCGCCTGCTCAGCATCGAAGCCCTCGGCACACCCGAAGACCCCGACCCGGAAGGAGGTGACGACGCATGGCCGGAGACGATGTAACGATCACGATCACCGCTCACAACGGTGACGCGATCCGCGCGTTCCGGGACACCGAGGGCCGGCTGCGGGACATGAGCGGCCGGTTCGTGTCCGAGTCGTCGATCATGACGGGGTCGATGAACCGGCTGGCGGCGTCGGTCGGCGGCGTCCGCGGGTCGATCATCCCTTTGGCTGCGGCGGCTGTGCCGCTGGCTGCGGCGATGGCTCCGATAGCGGCGAAGTCGCTGGCTGCCGGTGCGGCTGTGGCGGCGTTCGGTGTGGCGGTGGCGGGGCAGGTGGGCCATCTGTCCGATGCGTCGAAGGCGCAGCAGAAGTACGCGGACGCGGTCGCCCAGTACGGCCGCGGCTCGAAGCAGGCGGCTGAGGCCGCCCGGCAGCAGCAGGCCACGCTCGCGTCGATGCCTGCGGCGACAGCTCAGGCCGCGGTCGCGATGCAGACGCTCAGCAGTACGTTCCGGGACTGGTCCGACTCGACGGCCCGGTTCACGATGGCGCCGGTCGAGAAGTCGTTCGCGGTCCTGGGCGAGGTGATTCCGCGGCTGACGCCGATGGTGGAGGGCGCGTCCGGACAACTGGACCGGCTCGTCACGGTCGCAGGCGGGGCGGTCGCATCACCCGGGTTCGATGCTCTGGCGGAGAAGTTCGCCACGCTGACGACGGGCGCGCTCGAGGACGCTGTCGACGGCGTCGTCCGGTTCGCGCGCGCTCTGTCGGAGGGCGAAGCGCACGGGCCGATCGCGACATTCATGGAGTACGCGCAGGCGAACGGGCCCGCCATGCGTGAGACCCTCGCGAACGTCGGTGATGCGGTGTCGACGCTGGTGGAGGCTGCTGCGGACGCCGGGCCGGGGATGCTGACATTGGTGAACGCGGCGGCCAGTCTGGTGGCGTCGCTGCCGCCGGAGCTCGTCACGGTCCTCATGCAGACCGCGGTCGCTCTGAAGGCCGTCAGTCTGGCGGGCGCGGGTGCGGCGGCGGTGGCGGGCGGGATCGCCACGCTGGGCGCCCGGATCGCAGCGTTGAAGGCTGCCGCCGTGGCTGCTGGTGGTGGGCTCGCTGGGTTCCATGCTGCCCTCGGGACGCTGTCGACGGGCGGGAAGGCTGCGCTCGCGCTGGGTGTGGTGGGCGGCCTGGTGCTGGCCATGCACCAGCTCAGCAGCCAGAAGGCGCCGGTTGCGGTCGATGAACTGTCGACGTCGCTCAACACCTTGGCTTCGACGGGCGAGGTGACGGGCGCGCTCAAGGGCAACTTCGACGAGATGACCGCCTCGATCGCGATGATGTCGAAGGGCGCATCCGACAACAAGCTGCTCCAGCTCACGAGCGATTTCGGGACGTGGATCGGTATCGCTACCGGCCCGTCGATCTCGGACGCCCGGAAGAACCTGGACGCCTGGGACAAGTCCATGGCGAACGCTGCTCGCTCTGGGGATATCAAGGGGGCGGCGGCTCAGTACGAGATCTTGAAGAAGGCGTGGCTGGGTGTGGGCGGCGACATGGGCCGCCTGAAGGACGTCACGAACGACTACCACAACGTGCTCGCGGACCTGAAGTACGAGCAGGACAATGCCGCCCAGAGCATGAGCGTCTTCGCCTCCGCGGCGCAGGACACGCAGGCGAAACTGGAGGCGCAGAAACAGAGCGCCGACGGCCTGCGCGCCAGCATCCTCGCCCTCAACGACGTCAACCGGTCCGCACACGACGCACAGACCCAGTTCGGCGAAGCCCTCGACAACCTGACCGCGTCCTTCGAGAAGAACGGGGCGACGCTCAGCGCCAGTACGGAAGAGGGCCGGGCGAACCGTGACGCGATGTCTGCTGCGTCTGCGGCGCAAGATGAGCTGATTGCGTCGGGTCTGGCGGCCGGGGATTCGCTGGGGTCGATGACGAAGAAGTCGGGCGAGCTGCGTGAGGAGATGATGCGGCTCGCGACCGATGCGTTCAAGGGCAATACGGACAAGGCGCGTGAGTACGTCAACACCTTGCTCGGTGTGCCAGGTGAGATCAAGACGCTGGTGATCGCGGAGAAGGACGAGGCGGTCACCGGGCTGCACGCGGTGCAGACGGCGATCGAGAAGACTCCCGGCACGAAGTCCGTCATTGTGGACACGCTGAACGGCGCTGCGATCAAGGCGCTCGAAGCGGTCGGCGTGAAGACGCGGCAGTTGGAGGACGGGCGGACGCAGGTGTTCACGGCGAACGGCCAGTCTCTGGGGTCGATCGGCGCGGTGAACTCGGCGATGAACCGGCTGAACGGGAAGACCGCGACGACGTACCTCTACAACAAGACGATCAACACGATCATCACCAACTCGAAGACGTACAAGTCCGTC